GAATCAAAAAGTCCTCCGAACATTTTATCAAGTTCAGAAATACACTTAAAAAAAAAATTGCAGAATGGTAAACATCAACGAATCTTGCTTCGAGCATATCCTGTGCGTATTCCTCATGTTTACTCGCATCATACTTGTCAAGCCTCCAACCGAACAAAGTCTTTTTCATAGGCATTACCATTGTCGCTGCCAACTTGTGAATATTTGTTACAAGATCAGCTCCATACACTTTGCTCTCTACATAACGAGCAGCAGGTATATTCCTGACATCATAAATACATTTATAACGTTTTCCATTTACGTTAATATACTTGACAGGCTTACCATCTATTTCCTCAGCTAAGAAGTTTAAACTTTCCTTTGCCTTGTTAAAATCAGCAATAGACATAGAAAGAACTTCATTCTCAGTCTTTCCTGTAACAATGCTTATTAGCTTTACAGTCTTGTCAATGTCATCATCTATTTTGAAAGCATTAACGAGCTGCTGATATTGAAATAAGTTTAAGTCCTGCCAAGTCATTAGTAATGTATTTTATTATACCAATCTTCGAGTTTAAAATATATCCCTGCCAATATAATTGGAAAGAATATAGCGAATGCTATTGAAAGCCATAAAGCACTAACCGACCACTTCAGTATTATCTGTAAGGTTGATTGTGACTCGCTTTCCCATAGCTGAAAAAATCTTCTCAATAACGGATAGTCTTGGTGGATTGCCATTTTCAATTCGGTTTATAGAAACAAAGCTGATGCCTGATTTCTCAGCCAATTGTTTCTGGGTTAAGTTTTGTTCTTGTCTTGTTTTTCTCAATAGTTCTCCGATCATATCTCTGTTTGTTTTATAATTTCAACTTTTTTCTCTCCCCTATTCGCTAAAGCAAACTCATACATTTCAAGTGCCTTTTCCTCATTTGCTACCATTGATCCTGAAACGTATTTGTTATCTATTGTAACAAAATACATTGAGTGTCCTGCTAAGTCTGTTTCTTTGATTAATTCGATTTTCATAATAAGTGGTTTTTACAAATATAAATAAACTTTTAATTATAACCTAATTGTTCTTTAACATTATCTTGTTCTCTGTGTCTTGCTCTGTAGCTTTGACCTCTTAATTCAGGCTGTTCTTCTTGTATCTTTTGCCTTGCCCTCCTGATTGATTCAGGATTTGAAAGCTTACCTTCAGAGAATACTTTAAGCATTTCAAAGGCAGTTGATTTGTCTTTGCCTTGTGTAACCAATTCTCGCCACCATATATTTGCAATCAATGCCTGATCGTTATCTCTTAAATGCTCTTTGTTTGTAAGCAAGTCAATTATGACATCTTTGTTATGTAGTTTCATTTTCAAATTGTTGTATTGCTTTAAAAATCTGTAATGCAACTTGTGGTACTATTGCGTTTCCGTATGCTTTTATACTTTCTTTTCTCCATTTAGAAAAGGTAATTTTGTCCAATCTTTCGGAAATCCCATCATACCCTCTACAAAGCAATTGTTCAGTTTGTAAGTTGGTGTATTCTGTGGAGTTAAATTTGCTGCAAGTTGCCTCAAACTCATCTGTAAATTTACTTGTTTTTCCAAATGTTTTATTTTCCTTTTTTGATATGTTTGTGGCTTTGTCCCTGTATTCCAATCTTGTGCATTTGGAGTGGGCAATAAACCAAACCCTTTCCCTTCTGTGTGGTGCGTTGACACTTGCAGCAGGAATAAGAAACGATTGTACTTCATATCCTTGCCTTTCCAAATCATCTTGCACCTCGTGGAATACCATCCCTCCATTCCAACTAACAAGTCCAAGAACATTTTCGCCAATAATCCATTTGGGTTGAATTTCTTTAATTGCTCGTAACATTTCAGGAAAGAGATGTCTTTCATCGGCTTTCCCAAGTCTTTTTCCTGCTGTTGAATATGGTTGGCAAGGGAATCCCCCTGTAAGGATGTCAATTGTTCCTCTGTGAATAGAGAAATCTGTTTTAGTGATGTCTGCATAACTTATTGAATTTGGGAAATGATATTTTAAAACTTGTTGACCAAATTGATTCCATTCACAATGGAATATATTATTCCACCCCATCCACTCTGCTGCCAAATCAAATCCACCTATTCCACTAAATAAAGAACCATGATTCATAAACAATAATTATCCTGCATTAAACCAATAATGATTGCACCGATCAATAAAGCTAAAATTAAATTTAAGTTTTCTTTTTTCATAATAATGATTTAAAAGGGGATTGCTCCCCTTGTTTTAATATTCTTTTGGTGATTGTAAAATTTGAGTAAGCATTTGGAATACATCAGGTACTCTTTGCAATTCATCTAATTCATCAGATAATTCATTCCAACGATCTCCATTTGGAAAGTTGTTATCTACTTCAAATTGCATTTGCTCTTTAAGTTCTTCGATTCTGTTTTGTTTGTTATTCATATTTGGTTGTTTTGATACATCAAAGATAAACCTTTTTTTATATCCACCAAATATTTTATAAACTTTTTTTTAAAGAAAACTATATTTCCCAGAACCTGCCTTAAAGTTCATGTTATGCCATGCCAAAGCCAAAGCCATAACACAGTCATCGTGGAAGCCTGAAGGGGCAGAGTATTTAACCCCTGATGCTGAATATTGATACTCAAATGTTTCTAACTCATTGACAATCAAACCATTAGGAAATCCAATCCTGCCTGTATGGATAGCTGTTTGCAGTCCTGTCATCAGTTGCTGCTTTGAAGTTTGGGTAAACTTGAAAGATTGAATATTCATCCCTGCTCTTTGCAGATCTTCAAATATAGGATCACCAACCCCTGTAGAATCGATTAAAATAGGCTTTTTAGACAGTTTCTGTATCTCAGCCTTAGTACTACCCCAATCCTTTTGAAAACGGCTAAAAAAGGCTGTATTGCCTTCAGAATCCAATCCTATTATAACTGTGTAGTCATATGACTTCGCAAGGTCTATCCCGAACACTACAGGCTCTCGGTTGCTCATTGGTCGAATGCAGTTTGTGATATGCTCGTTCCCGAATGGATTGGCTGCATTTTCCATTGGGTTCGCCATGTATTCCTGTTCGAATACAGCAGCAGGTAACTGTCTTTTGGCATCTTCTATTTCATCCCGATCTATGTATGGGTTGTCGTATGTGGTATATTTAAAACTCGCCCAATCTGTTTCACCTGCTGCTCCCTTCATATAAAGGCTAAAAAAGTAATTTTGCCCTCTTGGTGTTGAAAGGAACATTGCCCAACCTTTATAATCGGTTAAGGTAGGTCTGATCGAATTAAGCCATCCTGATTCTAAATCTGAAATAAAAGCTGCTTCATCTATAATTACCCCATGAAACTTCCGACCTCGTAAACCATCTAACCTTTCCCCTGTAAAAAACTCAACTGATCCACCATTAGGAAAGTCAATCTTCAGATCTGATTGGTTTTTGGGGTAAGGCATGGCATTGCCTAACTTATTAAAGAATACTTTTGCAAGTTTATAAGTGGGTGTTATGTATGCAAGGTTCTGACCGAAACAGGCAGTCTTTATTATCTTAATCAGGCACAATTCACTCTTGCCGAATCTCCGACCACACATAAGAACGTTAAACCTCGCTTGACTTTCAAGAATAGGTTTTTGATTAATATGTGCAGCGGAAAACTCAATTCTCATAATATTGATTTGCCTTCAACAAATACGATCTCCACCTTATTATCTGTGTTGATATCCATTTGTTCTTTCGGCTTACCATATACCCTTGTCAGTAAAGTTTCAAGTGAATAAAGACTTCCCTTTTCAAGGCTCTTTCTCATTGCATGAGCAACTGTCTTTTCAAGTACTGTTGCCTGTGGGTTATCCCATACAGCTTTAAGCTCCTCAATAGTCATTGACATCATAGCCTGTATGCTGTCGTTTATTTCGGATAGTTTATATCCTTGCTCTTTCAAAAGGCTGACATACTTTCTTGGTCTTCCATTCGGATTCATTGTTTCACCTTTTGCAGGTCTTGTCAAAGTTCCACCATGTGGTTGTTTTTCTTGTGTTGCCATTTCCGATGTTACTACGATGTTTTATTGAGCGACAGGGTGGAATCGAACCCCTCCTGCTGACTGGTTGTCTGCTGTGCTACCGGTAACACTTCTGTCGCATTTATTGATTTTTTTGGGTAAGGCTTACTTAAACTTTTACATAGGGCAAATAATGATTTATCTAAAGGGTACAAATATTTTATTTTACCTTTTGTAACAAATTCAGTTATATTTTCAGTATTATAAACAATTTTTATATTATTTATAGTTTTAGATAATCCATATCTTTTACATTTATCAGATATTGTTTTACCATGTATTCTTTTGTCATTTATTATGAAGCTTCCATCTTTTTTGTTTACTAATGATGAACCCACATAAAACCAATTAGTAGCTTGATATATTATCCCATTATGATTTTGATCTTTATCAGCATAACTAACAATAAGTTTACATAATGGATTATACTTTTTTAAAATTTTTAATGATAAAGATAATGCTTTGCTTGTTGATTGTTGTTTACCATTTAATGCCATTCTAACCAATTCTAATACATTTCCTTGATTTAAATTATATGTTTTTGCAATATTATTATTTGCACCTATTCCATATAAAATTACACCACACCATTCATTTTTATCATTAAATACTGAAAAACCAAAAGTATTTACAGGTATGCTTTTTGCATAATGAAAATTCATACAAGCATATTTAATAGCTTTTAATGATGCTTTTTCTAATCTCATATTTCACCTGCTGAAACTGAAAAAAATGCTTTTGGATATTTTCTATCAATTAATTCCCTTATATCAATCTCTGCTTGTTGTAAATCTTCAACTGACTCAAAAGTAATTTTCATTGTCGGAGGATTCTTTTTTTCATCTGCAATTAATTCATCCTCACTTGGAAGCATTGCAAATTGTGGTATATCCAATCCCCATTCTGTTAATTGTTCAGCATCCCATTCATTTGCTATGCTTTCCCAATCCCACTCACCAAACCCGACATTATCCTTTATGATAAATTCTTTCTGCTGTTCCTCTGTTAAACTCGAAGCCTTTATAATAGGCAATTCTTTTAATCCTGCTTCCTTACAAGCCTTTAAACGCATATTACCGCCCAATACAACCATATCATCATTAACTACGATTGGTCTTATATTCAGCATCTGTGGAAACTCCTGAATGCTTTTAACAAGTTTCTTGAACTTGTCATCCTTTATAATTCTCGGATTGTTTGGGTTAGGTTTAATTTCCCCTACCTTGACCACGATAATTTCGTTCTTTTCTGTCATGTTTATTGAATGATTTTTGTGATTTCCCTTTCTTTCGTTTACCAAAGGTAACTTTTATTTTATCCTGTGATCCTTTTTTCATCTTACATCAATTGATAAATCTTTGACCATTCAGTTGGGAGTGAAACTTGTTTGTGAACTCTATAGCCTAAGTTTAAGAAAAATGCATCCCATTCAGGCTGATCCTTTATGTTTATATGTCCCCATTTTTCATCCCATTCAGGTATTCTTTGACTTGTACTGCTAAACAGAATCCATATTGGATTGATTTGCTCGAATATCAAAGCAATCTGATTGTCTGTCATATGCTCTGCAGTTTCAATAAACATCAATATATCTGTTTTTGGTAGTTTGCTTACTATCTTTAATTCAGGTAAATGTATCTTTAAATAATCTTTATGAGCCTTAAATTTCTCGAATGCACAAACCTCGAATCCATGTTCAATTGCTGCCTTTGAATATGCTCCAACTCCACAGCCATAATCCAAAATCTTTGAGCCATATCCATTGAGTTGAGCAACTGTATTTCTTGCTAAATCCATGAATTGCGGATTATCTAAACTAATCCCCATTTTTAATTCTGTTTCCAGAAATTCTTTATCAGTACATTTTGCCATAAATATCTATAAACCTCCTGTGGGTTTCTTTTAATAACTCTGTGTATTCTTTTTTATCTCCATACTTTTCATGGCACATCCTACAGACTGCCATCAGGTTTTGGATCGTGTCTTTATCTTTGCTGCCACCCATACCCCTGCAATCAATATGGTGAATGTCAACAGCTTTATTACCGCATACTTCACAGGCAATAAAATCTTCAATTCCATATCCGAAATATTTCATGTATATTTTAGTATGCTGCTTCATTTCGTTCCATCCTGTAAAGGTTGGTGCACTTCAGGCTCTATTCTCCTGTAATGCTCTGCCCACAATATTTTAGTTAAAGTTATTGATTTATTCTCAATTTCTGCCTCACTTGCTTCAGGGAAAAGTATATGCAATACTTCGTGGATGACGATTTCTAAGTGTTTTTTCGACTTAACCGAAGGATCAATTTCGATTAACCCATCGGAATGAGCAATACCCCAAGCCTTCTCCTTTCCGAGCTTTCGGTATTTAATTCTAATTTTAGGTTTACTATTTCTAAGCAGCAGCTTCATCTTTCATTTCTAATAAATCTGGTCTTTCTAAATCTGATATGTCTATTTTTGTCTTACCTCGAACCTTAGCCAATGCCCTTCTATATATTGATTCCTTCGCATACAAATCCTGCATTTTTTTAATCAAATATGCTTCCTGTTCTTCAAGGCTCATTTTGTTTATTTTTTTAGGTAACATTATTTATCAGTTTTTCTATGAAATTTATGACAGGTTTTACATTGGTAAACTATTTTTTTAACACCTGATGCTGTTGTTTTCCTTTGCTGAATGATTAGATCATCTGATCCACATTCAGGACAACTTCCTCTATCACTACCAAATATAACACCATAATGACTCTTAGGTTCAATATGATTATTAAGATGCTTAAATACTTTCTCAAGCAAAACCACATCCATTTTGCAGTATTTGATCATCTTTTCCATCGCAACTTTATCATTATTCAAAAGTATTGATTTCCACAGATCAAATTCTGTTTTAATCTTTTGCCCTATACCCAAGTATTTAGCAATGTAGTTAAGCCTATTGGAGTTAAACCTGAATTTTGACCTCGCCACTTTTAATGTATCAATACTTGTATATTTTGGAAACATACTAATACCATGATATAAGCATCGTGTTCGAATCCATGCCAAGTCAAATTTGTCGCCATTATGCCCAACTAATTCAGTTGCCTGATTAGCCACTTCAATGAACTGTTCAAGCATCTTTTTATCGCATTGTTTTTTATCCCAATTCAATGCATAAACTTGCTTTTCTTCTTCCCACTTATAACAAATACAAATGATTGCTCTTTCTTGAATAATATTAGAGTAATCTATTTGCTGCTTATAACCTGCTGACCAAAACAGTCCGATGTTAGGACTTGTTTCAATGTCAAAAAATAATCGCCTACGTTTTGTCGGCATAAGGAATGTATTTTGTTTTGCCATTCTCTTTTATGGCTTTCAATACCTGTTTCCTCTGTTGACCATTTCC